TATAAACCCTTTACGCTCAAAAATACCGTTATTTAACTTGGCGTTACTAAAGGCGTTTGGCCACTGATACGGTCCCAGTTTATAGCCCTCATCGGCAGGTTTAGCACCCGCGCTCTGCGCCGTAATGGGGTTTAACCCCACCCACACCCGGCCGCTTAAATGGCTGGCCTTGGCTTTGACCACCACCACCCGGGGGCGCAATGTTTTTTGTTTAATTTGCATACTGACCGCCGCTTTTTTGATTACGCGGCGTTTTATAGTGGCCAGGTTTCGATTGATGACCCGCGACAAGATGCGATTTACTTCGGTGCTGCGGTGCCGGTTTAGTTGCCGACTCATGCGGGTCAACTCGCGTTCCATATCGCGAGAATCTACACGAACTACGGGGATCATGATTGCGGCGCCAGTAAAACCCGATTTAACGGCTCTGATGGATCGGTCTGCACATAGACATAACGCTGCTCACCAATGAAAATCAAACTGTCACGGCGCAGCATTAACACCGGATTTGCTGGCATCAGGAACACATGATGCGAGACGTTGGTTTCCGCATACGCATGCATGCGACGCAACAACTGACCGTTATAGGGCACGCCATCCACATACATCACATCGGGAAGATCAGCAAAAAAGGCCGAATTCAAATCCTCGGCCATATCATCAGCAAAGCTCATCAGCTGGCTTTCGGCGGGTTAGTACTCGCCTCACCCTCTGGCGCTGGCCAGTTCGCGCTTTTACTGGTTTTTTCACCCACACCGCGCTCAATAAAACTCACGCCCTGGTATATCGGTACCGTGACCACAGTTTGCTCACCGGCGGTGTTTTTTGGCTCTACCGCTTCACCCTGCAGGTAAACCCGCTTAATGAGCGCAATATTTAATGTTTTATCTGCCATTACACACTCCAATAAAAAAGGCGCCACCCGGGCGCCTTAATTGTGTTTTTCACCTGTTAGATAACTGCCGTCATCAGGTAACCCAAATCCGGTGCGGTGATAATTTCTTTCACCGATTCACCCGAACGGTTACGCATGCCGCCCTTGTAACCAATCGATTTATCTTCATCAGCACCAGCCATGCGGTCGCCATACTGCGCCGTAAAGCCGAAAGTGGTGCCGCGACGGGTATCAACGATATCCTCATGATAAGACAGCAACAGGTTGTTACCCCAAGCGCGTTGCAGGTTGGCGGCCTGGCCTTTTTTCGCAGCATTAACAAATGCCTCACCCACGTTGATTTCTTCCAACTCAAACAAATCGGCGATTTGTTGACGCGAGGCAATACCTGCATCACCGGAATTGCCATGAACCGCTTTGTTAATCAACGGATGACGCGATAATGCACTAAAGGCTTTGCGGCCGATGGTCATTTTGGTACCACGCATCACCATGGAGTCGAGCGCATTGGTTATAATTTCCACCGGATCGGAGCCGTCAGCGGTAAATTTATCACCCGCCGCCAGGGTTTCTTTGTTGGACGTTGCATAGTTGCTGGCGTCAAACACCAGGTTTGCCGTTCTGACTTCGCGGTCCAGCAAAATCAGGTTGGTCAGGTACTCGGTTGATACTTCAAGCGGGTCGTAATTTTCCGGCGCCTGGTCGATATCATCCATTGGAATAGGATCGTCCAGCGCAAAATCTTCAGTGCTCGCCGTTTCTTCACTGGCTGAGAACGTCACTTCATTAACCTTGCCGCGACGGCCCGTTTTGGTTTTGGGTACCGTAAAACCATCAGCCAGGTTATGCAGTAAATACTTAAATTCGGATTTGGCTACCGGTACACGCGGCAGAACACGATCAGCGATGAGACGTTTGTTTTGATACGCGATAGCAATCGCGGTCATCACCGGATCAAAAGGGAAAGGGGTACGCATAGTATTATTCCTTAATCGTTATCGATTCGTTACGCTGCGCCTTGCAGCACACCAGGGAGGGCCAGATATTCGCCGATATCACCGTCCACACCATCCACTTCGGCATAGCCAGCAATAAACACATTTGCACCGGCGGCGGGCTCGGCTTTAACCGCCTTGCCATCGGCGCCCGCGGTGAGCGGATCGCCTTTGGTGACCGTGCCACCAAATTGCACCAGCGGGATCCCGCTGCGCACGATATCGGCCGGCTCGCCGGTTTTTACATCGAGCTCACCGTTAACACCTGCAATGAATGCGCTGCCATCGGTCGCCGCGACCACGGACTCATCGGCGGTGCCAAACTTAGTGAGTCGAAAAGCGGCAATATCCGCCTCGGCGGATTTGGTTGTAATGTCTCCACGAAAACCCATCTTAGTTCCCCTTATACTGTTGTTTAACCTGTGCCATGGCCTGACGTAAGGACAACTGCTTGCCCTGACTTTCTGCCTGGGCAATCAAATCGTTTGCCTCGCTGGCTAACTGTTTAGCCCCTGGCATTGCCGGTTTATCGGACTGATTATCCGACGCATTCGGCGCGGGTGCCGGGGCATCCTCGTCGAGCTCAGCGGCAATTTTTGCTTGCTGGGCTTTTTCTGCTTTCAGCACTTGCACCGCGGCCTCCGGGCCAGTCGTTTGGCCATCGAACGCCAGTTTTTGGATCAAATCTTCATGACCGGTCATTGACTGCTCAAGCACCGCCAAAATGCGACCGCGCTCATTTTCTGCACCGATGGCCTCCCCGTCCGCACGCAATGCAGCGGCAATTTCAGGGTGATCATTGGCGACTTGCTCTTTAGTTAACATAAGAGAGTCCTTAGTTGTTGAGTGGTTAGAATCCGCGCGAATATGGCGGTTTTGTTGAGGTGCGGGGCTTGCTTCGACCATTTCCGAAAGCAATTGATCAAAGGTTTTTTTACCATCAACCAATCCCGCGTCAATCGCCTGCTGCCCGGTAAAGGTCCGGCCATCGGCCATGTTATCAATGACCTGTTCAACCGATACGCTCCGGTGAGCCGCGACCGTTTCAGTAAACAAACCATAAATATAATCGACCTGCGCTTGCAGTGTCTCTTTGCCCTCATCGGTCAGCGGACTGTGAATTGAGGCAATCCGTTTGAATTTCCCGGCACTGATGTCGGTGCGTTTAATGCCGATCTTTTCGTCACGCTTGGAAATGTCGATGTGCGTTTGCACGACGCCGATACTGCCCACCATAGTGGTGCTGGAATCGATATAAATCTCATTGGCCGCCGATCCGGCCCAATAGGCGGCCGAGGCCATCACCGAGGTCGCCAGAGAGACCGTGCGTTTTGTGCGCGCCGCAGCGGCTATCGCATCACCGAGTTGCTCTGTGCCGTCCACGGTACCGCCCGGGGAATCCCACACCAACAACACACTATTGACCGCCGGAGAATTCACGGCAGTATTAATTTGCTCGATAATTTCTCGCGTGGACGTGCCACCGCCGCCAAATAACTGGGTGAAAAAATCCACCTCACGGGCCATCACGCCCTCAATAGTGATCACGGCGACCCCGTCAATTACTTGCATCGGCCTGGCCGCCTGAAAATCATCAAGCATAAAAAACGCCTCGGGCTTTGAGGCGTTTTTCTCGGTGTAGAGGGCCTGTTCTTTTAACATTGAATCAAGCGATCGCGGCAACATGGACCACAACTTGTCACTATAATTACGTAGCATTGTTTGCTCCTGAATTGTCGTCGGCGTCATCGTCTGACCGCGAGGGTTCGGCGCTGCCAGCATTGGCAGGCTGCCCCCCGTTCGCCAACTCTTTATTACGTTGGCGCACGGTTTTCTCCCAGTCGCCGCCATCGTAAGCCGCTTTCTCCTGGGCGAGACTGGTCAGTTTAATGTCCATGCGTTTCTCGGCGGCGCTGGCCTCTTTGAGTGGGTCGAGTGAGCCCATGCCGTCACCGTGCCAGGTTGCCCCGCAATACGCTTTTCTGATCATCGGATCAGTAAAGAAACCCGGCGCATTAATGCGCCCAATGGCGACAGCTTCGGTCAACCAGGTCTCATAGATGGGCTGACAAAACATGCTGGCCAGCCATTTACGGCGGCGCAGAAAGAAACGCCAGGCATCTTGCAGTGCTGCCTTAGCGGCACTGTAAGAGCTGGTAAAACTTTTCATCAGCACTTCAAGGGGAATTTCAAGCGCAAT